AATAGCAACAGGATGCAAAGGTGTCTCAAGTAGAGTATTCATATAAGGAATTCACCTTCACGCTTGAGCAAGTAAAGTGGGCATTGGCCAACTTATCGACATTGAAAAATGGTGAGTGGCCTAGAGAGCCGACTGGGAGTGGTTATCAAGACTGGGCATTTAAGTCGAAGGGAACTAAAACAGAAGCTAGTTTTGTAAAACCTGCATTGATAGCAGCAGAAATTGAAATCCGACTGGAGAACGCTGGCCAGGACGGCGCCATGTGCAAGATGGAGTATGTCTATGGGGAAGACGAGGGAAGTATAGCCCGGCACTGGCATATAGACACCTATACGGTTGTGAGGCGGATAGACCGGGCACTCAATTACTGCTGCGGGTGGAGGCGGAAAAAGGTATATGAGCAGAGAAGGAGGTGATGTGAAGTGACAAGAGTTATACCGAACTATAACCCTTACGAAGGGCAAGGCCGGGGGGCCACCGAGCCGGCTTGAACGAGTGGTTTTTACACCTTTTACTGTAGTTTTTAGCCCTTGACAAGCATCCTCACGATGAATTACACTATAATATTGAGGGACAAGCACGCCCTCGACATGGCTCCGGTTACAACCGGGGCTTATTTTATTTGGGGCAGATGGGGAGAGCCGTAAGGTGACACTCCTCGCTGCCCCTTACTTATTCCCATTATTTTTTGAGAAATAATCAATGGCAGGACGAAATACTAAACTAACCCCGGTGCTCCGAAGGGAACTGGTCAGGCTTCTCCGGGGCGGTAATTACTTCGAGACGGCCTGTAAGAAATGCGGCATTACCCCGAAGACGGCTTACAACTGGCTGAAAACCGGCGAGAAGTCTAAGAGCGGGGATTATCGTGAGTTTTACCTGGCGGTGGAGACGGCGAGGGCCGAGGCTGAAATAGAGCGTGTCCAGCGCATCCGGCGGGCCGGTAAGGGTGGAGCGCTTATCAAGCGTGTTTCCTATACCAAGAAGGACGGAACGGATGTAGTAGAGGAAACATTTTCCCGCCCTGAGTGGCAGGCCGACATGACCCATCTGGAGAGGCAGTATTTTGACCGGTGGGGCAAGAAGGAGAAACACGAGCACACCGGCAAGGACGGGAAGCCCATAGAGGCGGAGATAGATGCAAAAGGGAAGCTCCTTGATGCACTCAATCGCTTTACTGCCGGAGCAGGAGCGGCGAAAGGCGATAAACCGGCTGACACAACAGGAGGCTGAGGCTCTCCTCTACGACTGGGAAGCCTGGGCTCGAACCGACCAGCTGCCACCGGAGTGGGCCTGGCATATATGGCTTTTGCTCAGCGGCCGCGGTGGGGGCAAGACTCGCGCCGGCGCCGAGATGGTCGTCAAATGGGCTAAGGCCGGCTTCAGCCCTATAGCTTTGGTAGGACAGACCAAGGCCGATGTCAGAGACACCATGGTCGAGGTCGGTGCCTCGGCTATCCTGAATGTAAGCCCACCATGGTTCAGACCGGAATATGAATCTTCAAAGCGCCGGTTGATCTTCCCCAACGGTGTGCTGGCCATAATCTATTCCGGGGACGAGCCGGACCAGCTCCGGGGACCGCAGCATATGAAATCTTGGGTCGACGAGCTGAGCAAGTTTAAGTATCCGCAGGAAGCCTGGGATAACCTGATGTTCGGCCTGCGTATAGGGGACAAGCCTCAAGCAGTAGTTACCACCACGCCGCGGCCTATCAAAGTCATTAAGGATTTAGTCAAGGATGCCAGAACAGGGGAAAATCCCAATGGTAGAGTAGCGGTCACCCGGGGACACACATTAGAAAACAGAGATTACCTGGCCCCGGACTTTTTAAAATACATCATGGAGAAGTATGAGGGTACCCGCCTCGGCCGGCAGGAGCTGGCCGGCGAGATCCTCGATGATAACCCGGGTGCTTTGTGGAAGCGGTCGCGGATAGATGATCTGCGGGTCAGGAAGCATCCCGATCTGAGCCGGGTGGTGGTGGCCATCGACCCCGAGGCGACGGTAAGCGCCGACTCAGCAGAGACCGGTATTATCGCTGCCGGCGTCGCGACTGTCGACGGGAAGATCCACGGTTATATTCTTGACGACCTGACAATCAAGGCCTCCCCGAGCGGCTGGGCTAGTGCTGCAGTGACCGGCTATTTTAAGCATAATGCCGACCGGATAATCGGCGAGGTAAATAATGGCGGCGACATGGTGGAGCACACTATCCGGACGGTGGACGAGTCGGTACCTTACAAGGCGGTGCATGCCAGCCGGGGCAAGCAAGTGAGAGCGGAGCCGGTGAGCGCCTTATATGAGCAGGGGCTGATTCACCATGTCGGCTTCTTCCCGGAGCTCGAGGATCAACTATGCGATTGGGAGCCAGGCGGTAAGTCTCCAGACAGGTTGGATGCCCTGGTATGGGCGATCACCGAATTGATGCTGGGGGCTACGAGTTGGAGACCATTATGAAGTTACTTTTTAACGTCAGCAGGAAAGGGTTCACCGTTAGTAGATTACCGGGGCAGGAGTCTCAGGTCGTCACCTCTCTCATGCAGAATACTTCTTTCGATTACGAGAGGAAGGTAAACGGGTACCAGTCCGCTATCATCATGGCCTGCATGCGGTGGATACAGAGGACATTCCCCGAGGCGCCCCTTATGCTTTCGAAGCGGGATACCGAAGGGAGCTGGGAGGAAGTCTACAGCCATAAGATGCTGGACATGGCCGACTCCCCGAATCCTTACTATGACGGCATCCTCCTGGAGATGACCACCCTCGCAGATTTCGTCCTGGATGGAAATGCCTACTGGTACAAATTAAGGTCAGCGGCCGGACGGACCGCGCAGCTCTGGTGGCTGCCATCATCTACGGTAGAGCCGAAGTGGCCGAGGGATGGCACTGCTTTCCTGACCCATTATGACTATCGCCCGGGTGCCGCAGCGCCCCTGGAAATCCCCCCGGAGGATATAGTCCATTTCAGAGATGGCTTCGATCCCTCAAATATCCGTAAAGGGATGAGTCCCCTGAAGTCGTTATTCAGGGAAGTATTTACTGACGACGAGGCGGCCAACATGACCGCCGCGCTTATGAAGAACCTGGGGATCCCCGGGCTGGTCATATCCCCCGCCGGCGCCGGGACCGCATCAACTGCGGATGCGGCGGAGCTGAAGCAGTGGTTCAAGGATAATTTTACCGGAGATAAAAGGGGCGACCCGCTGGTCATGTCCTCGGCCACCGATGTTAAGCCTTTCGGGTTCACCCCCAAGGATATGACGCTGCGGGAATTGCGCCGGATACCGGAGGAGCGGATCAGTGCCGTCCTGGGTGTCCCGGCGATAGTAGCCGGCCTGGGTGCCGGTCTGGACCGCTCGACCTACTCGAACTATGCCGAGGCGCGGGAGGCCGCTTATGAGAGCACGATTATCCCCCTGCAGCGGATTATGGCCTCTGTTATAAAGCGCCAGTTCCTGCGGGAATATGAGACAGATCTGCAGGGCTGGAGGGTCGGCTTCGACTTGAGCGGGGTGCGCATCCTCCAGGAGGACGAGAATAAAAAATCAAAGCGTATTAGTGAGTTGGTCAATGATGGCCTGGTTCAGGTTTCGGATGGCCAGCGCATGCTGGGAGTGCCGGTAGATGAGACACAGAACTTCTATTTGAGATTATACACCCGGCTCCCGGTCCGCTCCGGCGATCAGGGGATTGTTACCGAGCTTATCCCGGAGAAGGGTGTAGGGACCGCGCCGGCGGCCGGGGCGAAGGCGGGCGTAACTGAGAAGCGAGTGCTCTTCGATGAGCAGGTCAAGGAAGGCTGGTGGTGGGGCTATGCCCTCAAGGCGGAGAATTCTGAAAAGAACTTTATAGCGAGCATCAAGAAGATGTTTGCTAACCAGCGGAAAGAGGCGGAGGCTAGTGTCCGGGCTGGCAAGACCGAGAATTTTATCGACATGGCTAAAGCCATAAAGGATTATAAGACCATCGCCGAGCCGGTGCTCTCTAGCCTAATGGCCGAGGCAATCGAAGATGCGCGGAGCTTCGTGGAGGCCAGGCAGAAGCAGGATGTCCTGGCTAACAGGGTGGCCGTTCAATGGCTTAAAACGAGGATAGGATGGGCGGCGGGGGAGATCGGCGAGGAGACGGCAGACCTGCTGGCCCGGGGATTGGCGGAGGGTTTCGATAAGGGCGAGAGCATCCCCCAGCTTACGACCCGGGTCAAGGATATATTCGGCTTCTCTGACAAGGTGAGGGCTTCGAGGATCGCCCGAACCGAGACAATCCAGGCCAGTGCACAAGGCGCCATCATCGGCTATAAGGATGCGGGGGTCGGTCGGCTGGAATTTTACGCGGCTTTAGATGAGCGGACCTGCGAGAGCTGCATGGCTCTCCACGGGCGGGAGTTTCCTGTCGATGAGTCCGAGGGGATAATAACTGTCCACCCGAACTGCCGTTGCACTTGGCTGCCGGTGATTGAGAAGTAGCCCCGGATTATTTCTCAAGAAATACCCGCCCTCTTCGGAGGGCTTTTTTATTACCTGAAATCAGGAGGTAACTATGGATATCGAGCACAAATCTATACAGTTTAAATTTAAGGAGGAGAGCCCCGGAGCCTTCGTCGCTCGGATAGCCCAGTTTAATGTCCTCGACGCCGACGGCGACGTAACCATCCCAGGCGCCTTTCCCGCTGGTAAAAATATCTTGATATCGTCTTATCAGCATGGCTCCTGGATGGGCGAGCTGCCGGTGGGCAGAGCCGTCATCGGTGGTGAAGCTGATGGGTTCGCCATAGCCGACGGCCAGTTTAACCTGGCTACGGCTTCTGGTAAGGAGCACTACGAGGCCGTCAAATTTTCTGCCGAGCTTCAGGAGTGGAGCTATGGCTTCAAGGTGCTGGAGCAAGGAAATGAAGAAGAGATAGAAGCGTGGGCAAAAGAGCATGATGGCGCCCGGCCGAATCGGATATTGAAGAAGGTCGATCCCTTCGAGATATCGCCGGTCTTGAAAGGCGCCGGAGCCGGGACCGCTACTATGGCCATCAAGGCGGAAAGCAAGGGTGCCATATCTTATCAGCGAGCCCACCCTGACGGGACGCCCAAGGCCGCCGAGGACGCGGAGTGGAGCGCGAGTAAAGAGGTAAAAGAAGCGGATGTCGACGACCTGAAGGTGATGTGCACCTACGTCGATTCTGACGCCGATCCGGAGAATAAAGGCAGTTATAAGCTGCCCCATCACCAGGCATCGGGTAAGCACCCTGTCGTCTGGAAAGGAGTCGCGGCGTCAATGAGCGCGCTGATGGGCGCCCGGGGCGGCGTGGCCATTCCCGAGTCAGCCAGGAAGGGTGTATATAACCACCTTGTCAGACATTATAAGGAGTTTGAAAAGGAGCCACCCGAATTTCGCAGTGTAGAAGAGGGCTTTACCTATGCTGACCAGGCGGAGGCGGTGCTTGCCGGCGCCGAAGATCTGGTCGCCCGTACCAAGTCGCTTGCTGACCTGAGACGGAAAGATGGGCGCGAGCTCTCGATTTCCAACAGGGACAGGATCAAGAAGCTGCATACCTCGATGGGGGATGTAGTCAAGGACCTGAAGGAACTGCTGGAAAGCACTGAACCTATGGACAAGGATGCGGTCTTAAAGCTGCAGGCCGAGTTCACTAAAATTGAATCCGAAATATTGGAGGTATCATTACCATGAAAAAGACACTAAAGGAACTGCGAGAGGAAATCGCAGAAAAAACCAAGCTGGGGCACCAGGCATACGAGGAGGCCGGAGCGGATCTGGACTTCTCCAAAGTGACCTGCCTCGGCGATGGTGACACCCAGTCGAAGGTCGAAAAGCTTCAGGGGATTAACAAGGAGCTGGGCGATCTTAAAAAGGACTTCGACGAGATGACGGCCATCGAGAATGGCCGGAAAGTAACCGCCGATCTGGACGAGCAGTTCAACAAGGCTGGCAGCATGCCTTTCCCCGAGAATGCCGGTGCGGATGCAGTGGTGCGGAAATCGGTCGGCACCATGATCATGGAATCGAAGGGGGCAAAGAAGCAGGGCTTCTCCACCTTCGTGGACATTGACATGAAAACCCTCTTCGAAACCGGCGCCGGCTGGGCTCCGGAGAGCACTCGCATCCCTCGGATAGAGCTCTATCCCACCCGGAAGCTCCAGGTGATCGACTATATTCCGCAGATCCCGACCACCCAGTCCTCCATCAAGTACATGGAGGAGACCACCCACACCGATAGTTCTGCGGAAGCTGCAGAGGGTGCGGCCGCTGCCGAGTCGGCTCTCGCGCTGACGGAGCAGAGCCAGACGGTGGAGAAGATCGCCACCTTTATCCCGGTCACGGAAGAGCAGCTGGAGGACGTGCCGGCGGCCGAGGCTTACCTGAATAACCGGCTCGGCTACATGGTGAGAGCGCGACTCGACGGGCAGGTGCTCGAGGGCGATGGCTCTACCCCTAACCTGATGGGGACGCTGAATGTCACCAGCATCAACAGCCAGGAAAAGGGAGCCGACCCGACGCCGGACGCGATCTATAAGCTCTTCACCCTGATCAGGACCGTAGGCTTTGCCGAGCCGAGCGTCTACTTTACCAACCCGACCGACTGGCAGGATGTCCGGCTTCTGAGGACAGCGGATGGCATCTATATCTTCGGTAGCCCCATGGATCCCGGCCCCGACCAGATATGGGGTGTCCCTGTTGTCCAGACTACCGCCGTTACCGTAAACACCGCTCTCTCCGGTGACTATACCAACTTCGCAGCCTTCTACGCGAGGCGCGGGCTGCAGATCGATATGTCCAGCGGATACTCCGATTACTTCGTCAAGGGTAAGTTCGCCGTCAAGGCGACCCTGCGTGGTGCGATGGTGCACTATCGCCCCGAAGCATTTGGTAAAGTGACCGGCATCTAGCTGGTAAAGGTCGAAATAAGGGGAGGGGATAATCTCCTCCCCCAAACTTTTTAGGAGGTAATCCATGATTATAGAAGGTGCTGTCCAGCGTGGAGTGGCAAAATTTACCTATGACTTTGATGCCCTCGGTGGGGTAGCGGGTGACATCACATTAGTTGGTGAGCCGTTGCCTAAAAATGCCATCATATGGGATGGAGTGGTGGATGTGATTACCCCGCTTGTGGGTGCTGGGGCGTCGGTGGCATTGACCACTTCACAATCGGCAAACGACCTGATAACTGCTGCCGCTGTCAGCGGTGCCCCATGGTCGTCCACTGGCTCCAAGGCGCTGGTTCCGGTTGGCGATGCTTCCAATAGCATCAAGATGACGGCGGAAAGGGCGCCGAAGATAGTGATAACCGCCGCTGCTTTGACGGCGGGAAAGTTTAACCTGTTCATCGAATACTACCTGTCCGACTAGCGGACAAAAAATAATTAAAAAGAGGTGTAACAATGGAAGGATTAGTCCAGCAAAACGAGAAATACATCATACCCGACGGCTCCGCATACCGTCCCTATATGACCAGGCGCGGCGAACTCCTGGTAGCCGACTGGATTCAGGCGGCCATCCTCGAAGGCCGAGGCTTTATCGCCAACGTCGGTGCACTGTCTACCCCGGTGGTTGGCGGTGGTGATGGCGACGTCGTCGATCTCAACCAGCCGGAATTCGGCATGACAATCCCGTCCGGCACTACAATAATCCCTATCCGCCTGGCGATTCAGCTGACAACCCCGCTGCTCGCCACAGACGCGGATGAGGTCGAGGCTTTGGCTATGGTCGATGTTACTGCGGCCACTGTTGCGGCTGCTCTCGACGGCACATGGGCTAACACGATTACTCCCACAAATATGAGGATTGCCCTCAATAACATCAAGTCCGCGGCCTGCACTGTCAAGAGCGTTTGCTCGGCGGATACCACCAACCCGACTGAGAGTATCGACCTGGCTCATATCCAGTTGACCGGCGACATGAATGGTTCCCCGACGAGCGCGGTCTGGACAAAGAATGAGCTTCTCTACGAGCCGAAGAACCCGCCCTATATCGTCGGCCCCGCCTCGTTATTCGCCTACTGGGGCGGCACGGTAGCCACCTCCGGCTTTATGCAGTTCTTCTGGCTGGAGATACCGAGTAGCCAGATAACGGGCTGATTATTGGGACATTGAGGGGGCTACAGAACAGCCCCCTCTTATTTAAAAAGGAGCTAAAAAAGGAGGACATCATGCAGTGCAAGCATCCCTATTTCCGCATGGTAAAAGGCCAGCTGGTCTGCACTCAATGCGGTAAAACCCCGGAGGAAATCCTCGGCCAGGTGAAAGACAAGGCCGAGGATAAGCTGCCAGACCCGCCGGAGGACAAGGCCGACGGCGAGCATGAGGACAAGGAGCCAGCGGATACCGGAGAAACCGGGCAGGCCGAGGTAAAGACCTGGCCGCCCGAAGCTAAGAGACAGGAAAAGGTTATTAAAAAGGGTGCGAAGCGAGGCAGCAAGAGCCGGAGAGGTTCGAAGGCTTGACTGCTTTCGGCAGAGTGTAGCGACATTGGCTTTGCCGAAGGGCGGGGGCTCGCCTGGGTTTATCTCCTTTCCCCAGGGAAAACGAGCCCCCGCATCTAATATCTGATTTACAGGAGGCATGCTATGGGAGCTGGGAATTGGGTTTTAACTAATGCCGGTCTAACCTCTTTACTGGATGGGACATTCGACCTCGACTCTGATACCTTTAAGTGTGCTCTATTCTTGAGCACGTCAAATATCGGGGCGGGCAGCACTACCTATGCGGGGCTGACCAATGAGCACGCCAGCGAGAACGGCTATACCACCGGCGGTATGGCGGTTACCCTCGTCCTGACGGGTACCACGACGGTCAAAATCGACATCGACACCGACCCGGTCTGGACTGCTAGTGGTGGTAGTATCCTGGCGAGGTTCGGCGTCATCTATGAGGTCAGCGGCACCGTCCTAGCCTATTGCCTGGCCGATGATACCCCGGCAGACGTGGAGGCTACCGATGGTAATACCTTCACGCTTGCGGCTCATTCAGACGGGGTAGGGACACTGACCACAGCATAGAGATTTCAACCGGTCATTATCATAGGAGGGGAGTAGACCATGGAGAAAAATTACGATGACATGACTATCCCGCAGCTGGAGGGTATCGCCGTCGATTTATCGCATAAGAAGCAGGCTCTCCGGGCGGAGCAGAAAAAGGTCAAGCTGGCTATCTCCGCTAAGTACGCTGCAGAGCGCGTCAGGCAAAAGCTGGCGGCCATGTCCCCGACCGAGCGGGCAGCTATGAAGGCGGCTTTAGACAAGGGGTAGATAAGGAGTTTAGATGCCTTACGCTAAACTAGAACCTTCAGGCTGTGGCATACATAAAGGGCGGGCGAAGCTACGCATTGACCTATTCCTTGAAGTGGGTGACCCGAACTATGATAAAGCTCACGCCTTTGTTGTGGATGAGACGTGTCCTGAATTCAAGGCGGGTTACAAAGGTAAGCTTGACGCTGAAGGAAATCCTGACTTTGCGGATTACGAGAAGTGGCGAGATGGCCTTCCTCATGTTTGGAGAGACAATCCCTTCCATTCTCATTTTATCTACCCCGATAAGGAAGCCACAGACGCAGACATTAAAGCCCAGATAGACCGCACCTTAAATTACTTCTATACCTTCCACCAAGAAATGTGGGACACAGATAAGAAGTTCATAGACGAGTGGAAGAAAGTCCCCAAGGTTAAAGGCTCTATCCGTGATGTATTTGTAAAGGGCGACCCGAAGGACAGAGTTTTTAATGAGCAGAAGGTAGCCGATGTTCTCTCAAGACAAGCCGACTTCTGGGTAGGCGTTTCAAGAGTCCCTCCTATCGATTTGAATATAGGGGAGAAGGGGACGATTGATGTTGGGTCAGAGGCGATAAATAGAGATGCGTACCAAGGCGCAGGGAGAACCTTTTTTGATTTAGATAATCCTGCTGATGGTACTGGGTCTATTGATACTGTACAAATCTTTCCCGCTTCAACTATGGGAGGATGCAAAGTCGGCACATTCTTCTTGATAAGTGGAACTACTTATGAGTGTAGGGACTTAGAAACTATCGGTGATGTAACCGCAGGCGACCCCGACCCCGATGTATTTACTGGCCTTGATATGGGCATAGTGACAGATGACCTTCTTGGATGTTATAACGCTACTGGCACGATACAGAGAACTACTAGCGGAACTGCTTCTCTGTATATATACGGTGACTATATCACAGCAGAACGACAAACAGCATTTTCCGCATCCACTAGAATATTCTCCCTCTACGGCACAGGAACAGAGAGTGGGGGTGGAGTCGTAGTTACCCCCGGGGCATTCAATTTAACACTAACGCCTAAAACCCCGGTAGTTACTGCATCCGACCATAAAACAGTAACGCCGGGAAAAGTCGATATGAGCATAACCAATTATGCCCCAGTCGTTACTGCCAGTGACCATAAAGAGGTAATTCCTGGCACTGTGGCACTTACTTTAACGCCAAAGATACCGGAGGTCACCGCCTCTGATTTTAAGCTGGTGACGCCCGGAGTTTTGCCTTTAACATTGACACCCCATACCCCCACTATCTCGGTGACCGGGAATAAGGAGGTAGTGCCGGGGACATTCGCCATGACCCTGACACCCTATGCTCCGGTGATAACAGCCTCCGACCATAAAGAGGTCGTGCCAAGTGTTGTAACTCTGACGCTAACGCCTAAAACCCCGGTGGTCACCGCATCGGATCACAAGGAAGTTATACCCGGAACACTGGCTTTAATCATGACACCGAATGCTCCGGTGATCACGGCATCAGATAAAAAGGTGGTTACCCCGGGGGCCCTGGCCATGACACTGACGACTTTGGCTCCGAGCATCTTCACGCCGGTCGTAGTAACACCGGGGACTGTCGCTTTAACTCTGACGCCTTATACTCCGACCATCTCCGCTACCGGCTCGGTGATAGTAACCCCGGGTCCGGTGAATCTGACATTGACTCCCCATACCCCGAATATATATGTCCCCATCGTAGTGACCCCGGGGACGCTGGAAATGATACTGACTACCTTCAAACCGACCATAACCGCCAGCGAGTTTATCATCATCACAGCCAACTGCTATTTCCACAAACGGTCGGCTGACCAGGTCTTTCATGGCCGCAGCGCCGATCAGGTATTTCACGATAGAGAAGCTAACGTGGGGTTTAAATCATCATGAGTACTAAAACAGAAGATATCACCGTTAAGCAGGGCGACTTCGGCTATCGACTACGACTCCCCCTATTCGATGCCGACGAGGCTGCGCGGACGGATCTGACCGGCTACACGCCGGAGCTCAAGGTCTGGCCGCCGGGAGACACCGACGGGGCTCTCACCCTCACCGGCGACAATGGCTGGATTGACGAGGATACCGGAATCGCCTATTACGATGTGGCCGACGGCGATTTCGATACCAAAGCTCAGTATCTCTATGAGGTGGAGGTTACCAAGGATGGCGCCGAGGAGAGCGCCAAGAGCGGCCGCTTCATAGTTGAGGAGAGTCCATAATGGGAGATTACTGTACTCTAGATGAAGTCAAATCGGAGCTTGGGATTGAGGAGGATGGCAAGGACGGGATGCTCGCTTCTATGATCGAGCAGGCATCAGCCTTTATCGATGTATTCTGCAAGCGGGAATTCTCGGCGAGCACCGCGACCCGATACTTCGATGGCGCCCGCCTCCTCCATATCAGCGACCTCCTGGCCGTGACGACTCTCAAGCTGGATCAAGACGGCGATGGTGTATTCGAAGTGACTATGGCCACCTCCGACTATATCCTTTACCCCCTGAATGATACTCCAAAGACGATGATAAAAATCAGCCGCAATTCGTCCTATGGCAGCTTTGCGGACGGGATAGAGAAGGGTGTCCAGATCGCCGGCTCCTGGGGATACGCCACCACGGCTCCGAAGCCTATCCGGAGGGCGGCTATAATTCAGACCTGCAGGTGGTTCAAGCGCAAGGACTCGGCCTTCTCCGATGTCGTCGGGTCGGCAGAGACGGGCGAGATCATCATGTATAAGGGGCTGGATCCCGACATCAAGCTGTTGCTCGAAAAATATATAAAGGTGGTCTATGCCTAGATGTTCTCAGCCAATACGAAGGTAACGATTAAGGGGCTTCCCGAGCTGGCGAAGAAGCTGGAGCCTGACAGATTATTGGCTGGCCCGGTCAAGAGCTTGCTCAAGAAGGCCGCCATGCTCCTGGTGAGGTCGGCAAAGAAACATGCCTCCGGCCGGCCGGGTCCGCGCGTGATCTCCGGCACCCTCCGGTCGAGAATCACACATGAGATAGATGGCTCACACTTTCCACTGTGGGCAAAGGTCGGCAGCAGTGTGCTCTATGCACCCTTTGTCGAGCTCGGCCATCTATCGAGAGGTGGAACCAGGGTGCGAGCATATCCGTTTCTGGCGCCTGCACTGGATGATACCCGCGACGAGATCGAGAGCATACTCGGCGAAGCAGCTGGTGAAGTGGAGGACAATTTCAAGAAATGAGTATCAAGGGAATCAGGGATGCCATAAAGACGGGGCTAAAAACTATCGACAAGCTGGAAGCATACGACAATGCCCCGGATAATATTAACCCTCCCTGCGCCTTTCCGATCCCCAAAGACGGCACCTATGATTTTACTGCCGGCAACTGCTACGAGCTGGGCTTTGAAATCCTGCTCCTCCTGGGCAGACAGGGCGACATCGAGGAGGTCCAGGAGAAGCTTGATGACTACCTGGCGCCCACAGGAAGCCGATCTATCAAGGCAGCACTTGAGGCGGCTGATTATGGCTCTCATGCCGACACAGTACGGGTGTCGGGCTTCCGGGATTATGGGGGCATTGTATTTAACGGGATCGTATATATCGGGGTCAAGTTCGATATGTATGCACTGGTTTAGGAGGTTATCATGTCAAAGTACCATGGGCAGGATACACGGCTTTATATAGGCGGCTATGACATCAGCTCCCTTATGGCCTCGGTGACGCCGGCGCAGGAGAGAGAGATGAAGGAATATGCCGTCGCCGATGGTGTGAATGGCTATCATCAGATGCCTGGCTTGACCAAAGATACCATGAGCCTGGACGGGATATTCGATGACAATTACCAGGCGGTGTTGAATAGTCTCTTTGCCGCCAGCTCCGGGTATCAGATCATCGTGCCTTTCGGGAGTACCCTCGAGGATAGAGCTCTTGCCTGCGATGCGGTCCGGCTGAATAAGTATAGCTGGAAGTCAGTGGTGACCGATGTTAACCGGCTCATGGCCGAGATGCTGGCCGACAATCTACCCTGGGACGAGTGCAAGCTGATTCTCCCCAAGGCTCAAAAGACGACCGACGGCGAGCATACGTCGATAGACGACGGTGACGCATCTGCCTCCGGTCTGGTGGCTTACCTCCAGGTGTTCGCATGCGGCGCTGATGATGACCTGATAGTTAAGATTCAGGAATCGGATGACGATGGCGATGAGGACGAATGGGAGGACCTGGTTACTTTTACAACGGCCGCCGGCATTACGACGGAAAGGAAAGCCGTCTCCGGAGCTGTCGAACAATATCTAAGGGTTGTCTGGTCCGGGACACCGACATATTCAGCTACTTTCGCCGTAGTTTATAAAAGAGGATAACCCGGATTTCTTAATTACTCAGGCGGCTTAGGCCGCCTTTTTATTTCTCAAAAAATATTTAGGAGGTAACAAAATGGGGACTAGTGGAAAAGCGCATGGTAAGAGTTTAGTCTTTAAGCTCGATACCCAGGCCGGAGCGGCCAAGGATATCTCGGCATATGTCCGCTCAGTTGACGGGCTTCCTGGCGAGAAGGAGATGGGCGATGTTACGGCCGGGGGGGCAACGGGGTACTCCCAGTTGCCCGGATTGCAGAAGGCGGATATCAGCCTCGAATGTGTATTCGATGATACTTCTGAGTCTGCTTACGATGTGGTCAAGGACTTCTTGTCTGATTCCGATACCCGCTCTTTTGAGTATGGGCCCGCAGGGAGCACCTCTGGCTATGCCAAGATCACCGGGGAATGCCGGATCAAGAAGGTATCCTTGCCCGCCAAGGTGACGGACCCGCTTATCTTCACCATCGACTTGGTGGTCGACGGTGCCATCACTATCACCACTTACCCAGCATAGATTATTTATCGAAAAATAAAAAAGGAGATGTCATGGGTAAATACTTTATTGGTGCGGAAACAGCAAGGCTGGAATTCCCGGACGGCAACTGGGTCGATGTCAAAGAGGAGCTGTCGCAGGCCGATCACGATTATGTCGTCAATGAGATGGGCAGAGCCGAGGCGGTGGGGAAGCAGGCAAAGTTCACTATGACCCTCGGCAAACTGGCGCTCCTGGAGAAATACGTCGTAGCGTGGTCATTCAAAGATGACAAGGAGAAACCGGTGCCGGTCAGCAGAGACACGGTTTCCAACCTCCGGCAGAAGTACCGGGTTAAGATCCTGGAGGAGATCGACCAGCTGAGTAACAAGGCTACGGAGTTTGTCTCAAAAAACTGACCGAGGGCATTCATCTAGGGCTTCTTTCGAATCTCCTCTATGGAGATGATAAGGCTCCCCTGGACCTGGAGAGTGCCAGGCGATTCAAGAGATTTCAGATAATGCGCGCGATGGGCTGGGATCCCCTGCAGTACAGCAGCGCCCCGGCGCATATTGTTGCCGAGGTCGAGATGTTCCTTAATACGATAGAGAGATACATGGATCTGGCGAAGCAGAAGGTGAGTGATGGCAGAGCCTGAACTTAGTGTACTCCTTAAGCTAAAAGACGAGGCGACCTCCGGGCTGAAGAAGTTCGGGAAGGTTGCCGGCGGAGCACTGGCAGGCCTGGGTGTGGCCGCCATCGGCATGGGTGTGGCCAGCATGAAAATGGCCGCAGACTTCGAGGGATCGATGCGAGAGGTCAACACCATGCTCAACCTCTCCGAAGGCGACTTCGCATCTCTGAATGATCAAGTAAATAACCTGTCCAAGGAGGTGGGGATTTCCGGGGGTGAGCTCGCCGGTGCTTTGTATCAGGCTGTATCGGCCGGCGTCCCTGCCGCCCAGGCTATGGACACTCTGAAGATAGCCGCCCAGGCGGCGGTCGGAGGTGTTACCGATACCGAGACGGCTATGGACGGGCTAACCACGGTCATGAATGCTTTCAAGATTCCGGCAACCGATGCGGGTCATATCGCCGATGTCATGTTCACTACCGTCAAGGGTGGTAAGACCACCATGGAGGAGCTGTCGGCATCGATGTTTAACGTAGCGCCTCTGGCGGCCGCTGCCGGCATTCAATTCGAAGAGGTTTCCGCTGCCATCGCTACGGTTACCAAACAGGGTGTTCCCACCACCGTGGCCACTACTCAGCTTAGAGCTGCAATCCAGGCTATGATCAAGCCGACTGCAGACATGAAAACTATGTTAGATAGCCTGGGGTATTCCTCCGGAAGCGCGATGATCCAGGAGCAGGGTTTGGCCGGGAGCCTTAATATTCTCAGCGGCGCCACCGAGGGCAATCAGGAACTTCTCGGTAAGATGTTCGGCTCGGTGGAGGGGCTCGGTGCTGTCCTCGGTCTTACCGGAGCGAATGCAGAAACCTTCGCCGGTGATCTCGCCTCAGTCCAGGACGCCGCCGGATCCAGCATGGCTGCTTATGATGAGATCAACAAGGGGACGGGGCGAACTTTCGAGAAATTGAAGGTGCAGCTCGAGGCGGTCATGGTGCAGCTGGGGACAGGGCTTCTGCCACTGCTAACGCCTTTGACGGATGCCTTCGAGAAGCTGATATCATCCCTGCCTATAGATGAGATTAGCCAGCTGCTTTCGGAGCTGCTGCCTCCGCTGATTGATATTATCGTCGACCTCATGAACGTGATCCCCGTCGACATGGCACTGAAATTTGTTACCTCGGTACTCAAGCCGACGATAACCCTCCTTCAGGCGATAATGACTATTGTCCACCCGCTCCTGACTCTCCTCGAGCCGATATTCCTTATTTTAACAAAGGTCATGGAGATACTCACGCCGGTCATTGAAGGCCTGGCCTGGGTGATCGAGAACTTCGTCGGCGGTCCTGTCGGCGCCATCACCAGCTGGATAGGCGAGGGGATCGGCGCTCTCTTCGGCGGCGCCAGCGGCGCCATCGTTACAAAGCCGACACTGTCTATGATTGGAGAGAATGGCCCGGAGGCTTTAATCCCGCTCTCGGGCGCACCCGGCGCATCTCCGCTCGGCGGCGGCGGGCCTGTCTATGTAACTGTCAATGTAGCCGGCTCGGTTATCGCGGAGCGAGACCTGGCGGAGACGGTCAGGAGGGAGCTGCTCCTGCTTAAAAATCGAAACTACTCGACGGGGTTGGCATGAGCATCCCGACGCCTATAGTAAGGATCGCTTTCAGCAGCGCCCCATTTGCTGACACTCCTTCATGGGAAGATGTGTCGAGCTCGGTGGTATCCGTGGCCATAAAGCGCGGCCGGCAGCATGAGCTGGGCCGCATGGAGGCGGGGACGGCCACCGTCGTGCTTATGAATACCTCCGGGGATTTCTGGCCTGATAACACCGGAGGTTCGTATTACCCAAACGTTAAGCCGCTGAAGCGAATTAATATCAGGGTAACTTATGATGAGGCAACCTACGACCTCTATACCGGCTTTATCGAGGACTGGGCACCCGACTTTATTTTGAAACCTATCATGGGGCCGGTGATGGTGGTGACCTGCACCACTCTCATCGAGAATCTATCGCGGCTATTTCTGAACGATCCCACTGGCTATTCGCAGGAATTGAGCGGTACCCGGGTGGGCAATGTCCTCGACGACCTGGGCTGGCCCGCCGGTAATAGAGACATCGACGCCGGCCAGAGTCTCATGCAGGCAACAGGCGAACTTATTAATATCTGCTCTATGGATCACCTCTTCGATGTCCAGCTCTCCGAGCTAGGCATCTTCTTCATGGCCGGCGATGGCGACGTCCAGTTCCAGGACAGACATGCGCGGCTCAAATCACCTTATACCACCTCCCAGGCTATATTCGGTGATGACTCCGGAGAGATGGGATATCACCGGCTTGCCCTCGCCTACGGCAATCAATATATCCTGAACGATATCAGGATCACCCGGGAAGGCGGTGTGGAGCAGGTAGCCACGGATGCGACGAGCCAGACTAACTACGGCAAGCGCGGTCTCCCCCGGACTGGCCTACTTATGACCGCCGATACCGAGGCTCTCAGCCAGGCGCAGTATCTCCTGAAGCAATATAAAGACCCCGCCCTCCGCGTGAAGAGCGTTACTACCCGGCCCGGCGGTGATGAGGCGAATCTCTATCCGAAAGTGTTCGGCTATGACATCTCGACTCGCATTACCATGAGGCTCAATCAGGCCTCGCTTGACGGCGATTATCATATCGAAGGCGTCAACCTATCCTGGGCAGCTGTCAATGCCTGGGGGTGGGAGGGCAAATGGGAGCTCTCCAGCGCCGACAGCCAGCAGTATTGGGCAATAGGCGTGGCCGGCTTTGGTGAAATCGGGGAGACTACCTATGTCGCTTACTAGAGGAGTTCTATGATTACAGCCAATATCTTTTTTAACAGAATCCGCGGACCATACCAGCCCAAGATTGGGAGCTGGGAACCGTATCGGCAGCTGGTCTTAATCCCGGAGCTGGCGGCTAAAGGCCTGGCCGAGCAGGGCTATGACGAAGAGAGCCCGCCCCTGCAGGCCTACGTCAATCACGGCCACTGGCGGGTCAAGTGCGAATGCGGCAGCACTGAGTTTGCCTGGGAGGAGGGCTGGTTCCTCTGCCGGGCATGCCTCAATGGAGCATATAAGCACAAATACCGCCGGGCCATCTTCCCGAAGAACCGGGCAAAGATAGAGGAGCTGCTGGCCAAGCGGCCGCTGCCTAACCGGAACTGGTATCCCGGGGAGGCTTTGACCCAGCTCAAGAAGGAGAATAAAGACCATGAAGAGGAGATGCTAGAATGGCCTGGGTAGCGGGAGCAGATGTCAGCACAGGGCAGCTGATAACAGCCGCTCAATGGAATAACTACATGGGGACAAGCGGTAGCCTAACATATTTGAAGGGGCAGACGGATAGGCTGGATAACCTTACCCATTCGGAACCTTCAAGGGCTTTAGATACCATTTACCATAATACCACTGGGAAGATAAAATTCGTGACTCTTCAAGTTTTCTGTAGTGGCACCGAAAGTGTAAAGATTTTTGTGGGTTCAGCTACCCCACCTACAACATTCTTAGGTTATATCTCTACTAACGGTGATATTGTTAATCTCATGGCTACTTTCCCAGTTTTACCTGATTACTATTACAAAGCCGAGATATTTGCCGGTGCTCCCACTATTCAGGAATGGCACGAGTGGGATTTGCATTAATTAGCGAAAAGCCTTAGATTCAGTCTAATATAGCAAATTTGTTCTTGGCATACTTCGTATTCTTCGCCCAGACAACATCTGAGGGGAATGTATGCTCTATCCCCTCGGGTATTTTGTCAGTCGTACCTAAAAGCATAATCCTATCATTATTAGGTTCGATGAGGTAGCTCTCAACAATCCCGTCCTCGCATTCTACCCAAGCTGTGTTCATTCGATGGACATTACCCCACCAGAGTGTACTATGTATCCAATAGCCATCATCCATAGCATTTTGGGTAAGAGTAATAGAAAAATCTTCGCAGTCAAATTCATGTATAGTATATTCCAACTCATCTGTCTTGTCTTCGGCAAGAAAGGCTTGTAGCTCCTCCAGGCTCTTAAAGTTGCGGAGCTTGTCTGAATAAGAGATAGCCAGTTCCTGCTTTAGTTCCTGTATCTCATCCAAGGCAGAAGCATAATCCTTCTCTAAACCGGCTAACTCAGTTTGCAAAGAAACATTACTCGTGCAGGCTTCGGCAATTCCTGTCTCTTTTAGTCTGAGTTGGTTAGCCAGTAAACCTACAAGGCAGACCAAAATAACCAGTGAGCCTATAGTTAAAAATCTGGCTAGAGTTTTCATAACGGCCTCCTTATTTATGTAATTGATATATTAGAGTTTCAAGGATATTCTGTCAAGAGGAGAAGGGCAAGTGAACTGGTTAGGTGAATTTTATCAGTGGTTTTGGTTCCATACCGAATTTTGGCTGACGCCGGTTAACCGGCGTCCCTATACTTTTATAATGAGGGACTGGGTATTTACCCACTCAGTATTGGCTTCTGTTCTAGTCTTCCTGTTTTACGCAGGCATGATTATCCTTTCTATCTGGCATGGGACAGCCAGCACTATTACTACCTCGGTAGGTAGTTTCCTCTTAGCTCACCTTGTTTGGGGAAGCGCATGGATTGAACACCAGCAGGAGTATCCCGAATATTTAGGAGACTGAAATGAGAGATATATTGGCGTTATTATACTTACTCTTATTTCTCCCAGCTTGGTTTGTTGCTATGATTTATGTAGCCTGTACCTATCCACTAAGCACATTTGAGATGTTAGGAATAGGTACAATCAATGGTGTCTTTTTAGCTTGCTTTAAGGATATGTGGCAGTTCTATTTCCGCAAGAAGGAATCATGACCCTCCTAGCCCAGCTCTTTATCGGCTTCCTAACAGTCTTTATAGCAACAATAATCTCCCTGGTAGCTTTCTGCCTGGTTCTGCACCTTATTATATCGCTGATTGAATGGGGGAAATTATGATAGTAGAAGTAGCCTCACTAGCCACAAGCGGATTAGTAGCAATCGGTTTAATTGTGACCTGGGTACACAATGGGAGAACTCAGGCGGAACGTGACATAGATATAGCAGAGAAGCAGACCCAGCGTGACCAGGTTTTAGCCAGCAATCAAAAAACTATTTTAAGGCGGCTTGATGATGAGGATACCGGCCTCTCTGCTCTGAATAACAAAATCCAGTCCTTTAACTTACATTGTGCTAAGACGAGCACCGGATTAAACGGGCGGATAACTGCCACCGAGAGGGAGATTAAAGAACTCAAGCATCAACCCTGATACCCCCCATAAGCCCTCAGATGGCAAATAACAGGCTTTAACAATTAAATAAGGGTAATTCCATTGGGGAGAGTTGGAACACACCGATATTAAGGTCGGGATAGGTCGCCAGCTCTCCCCGGTT